AAATGCACTCCAGTAAAAAGGCTGGAGACTCTACCGGGGAGAGTGAAAACAATTCCGGCCCTTTCCAAGAGGGACTTCTTGGAAAATTTGTGTGTGGTGTGTGTGAACGCAACTTTGCTACTGTAGTAGCTCTTTTGCAACACTGGCATACCACTCACGTGGAGAACAAATGTTGTGCTTACCTCCAAAGTGCTGCTGAGCCTGATACCGTAGTCCCTGGGGCGATGGTCGGCGAAGCCACTGAGGAAGTGAGTCAAATTATCACATTTGGAACGACTGGAATTGTGGAACGCAATACTTTCGATGACGAAATGGCCCAAATGAATGAACTTTCATCTGCTGCTGATGACGTCCGAAATCATAGTATTGTGGATGTACTTTCTCGACCTTATCAGATTGCTAATTTTAACTGGAACTTAACTGATACGTTCAATAGCGTGATTGCTAAGTATGACTTTGTGAACAACATTTTAGCACACCCAAATATCAAGGGCAAACTTCTTGGTTTCACTTTTCTTAAGGTGAAAGCTGTGGAAATTCGTCTCTTGGTAAATGCGCAGCCTTTCCAACAAGGCCGACTCATGGTGTACTTTACCCCCTACTCTACTATGCTTCAAAATGATCGCTCTTCGGAGTACACGATGACTGGGAAAAGTGGTTTCGATAGGTGTGACATGGATATTGCTACCTCTCAGGAGTTAACATTCCGTGTTCCCTACGTCTCCCCCTACCCAGTTATCAACTTGATCAATGAGCAGTGGAATGTCGGTGAATTCAAAGTAGCTGTCTACGATCAACTCGCTGGCGGTACGGAAACATCAGTTTCAGTCTCTGTTTGGATGCGACTTATCGACCCCGAACCTTCGATCCCCACCTCTGCTAAAGGGTACTTCCAAGCCCGGTTGCAAGGTGTTGTATCGGAGAAAGCGGCGTCGCAAGGTCCCGTCTCGAAGATGATGTCTACTGTCGGATCCGTTGCAGAGAAATTTGCACGAGTTCCTGCTTTGTCTTCTATCTCGCGTGTCGCTTCCAATGTTGCTAGTACCGTTGGTTCTGTCGCCGCCCTCTTTGGGTGGTCAAAACCTACCAACGATTCTGGTAATACTGTGATGCAACAAACGCCTATGCGCCACTTTAACAATAGTGATGGGGCTGATCAATCTAAACAATTGGCACTCAGTTCTGTTAATTCACTGTCCGTTGAAAGTGTGTTTGGCCGTGATGTTGATGAGATGGCTCTCTCGTATCTTGCCCGAAGACCTAATTACTTGGCGTCTTATGCTTGGTCTGAGAGTTTGGCTCCGGGTACTAGTTTGTTTACTGAAGATGTAGACCCTTATGGGCGCACTCTTTGGAATTCAGCTGTCCCTGGAATTACCGATCGCAGGCAGTTTACTCACTTGGGTTTCGTTGCTAACAATTTCCTTTACTGGAGAGGTGGCATTACTTACACACTCAAGTTCGTGAAGACTAAATTTCATTCTGGTAGAATCCAAATTCTTATCAAGCCAAAGGCGACGTTTGAATCGACTTTCGACCCCTCAATGATTCGAACCGAAATTGTGGATATAGCCTCTGTGTCTGAATACACGTTCACTGTCCCGTTTATGTACGAACGACCGTGGTGTCGCGTTCCGGATCGTCATGTTCCGTACGCAAATCACGCGAAATTCGTCCCGACGGTGATGGAGATTCGTAATCTCACTCAACTGAGACGACCAAACGACGTGGTCGCCGACAATGTCACTATCATTGTTGAAGTAGGTGGAGCTGAGGACATTGAATTCGCATTCCCTAGAGCTAA